TAAATAAACAGATACTTGAGTCTTATCAAATTTTAAAGGTGTTGTCTGGTCAATCTCCTTCTGGTGCTTGGCGTAATCATCCAGCAGTTCTTATGTGGAAAAACGCAGAGTATTCTTTAAGAACATATGCTAAAGCCATGATTACAGAGGCTAACCACCGTGGTATTAAGACAGATAAGAACGAAGCCAATATAGACGCTCTAGAAGCCTTGTGTGGCGATATATGGGGTACTGACAAACCTTTCTGGGCTAACTCAAAGGGTCCACATTTAAGCCGTATTAATATTACACATAGAGCAAATCTATATCGTAAAGATCCAGATTATTATGCTGAGTTTTATCAAGATACAAAGAATGAGAATAATAAGCCTTGTTGTGATAAATGTCTATACTATTGGGTAACTCATGCTACCCGCTCAGTTTGACAAAACCGTTACAAGAGAGTACAATAATATATAGAAAGGCAAAAAAATGAGTAACATTATTATTATAGTTTTAGGAACGCTTACGGCTTCTTTTGCAATTGCCTATTCAGTTACCCTTTATAGAATTACTAAGATCAATCAAGCATTTGCAAAACTCTTTATTTCACATGAATCACTTCAGGATTTTATTGCAAAGAACAATGTTGAGTTTAAGAATGATATAGATATTCATAAAGAAAATTTTATTAAGTTTCTTTCTGATTCTCGTGACTGGGCTTTTGACTACATAGAAGAAGTTCAAACTGGACTTGAAAAGTTTATTAAAGATATAGAACCTGAGATGAAATACTTTGATGAATATGGTGAAGTTGGTTCTGCATACCCACTATATCCTGGAATGAAAAAAATATTTATAGCATATCAAGAATTAATTAAACTTATGCCATCGGAGCACATAACAAAAGATGCTTGATGTTAGGGGAATACCTACATGCATTTGTCCACAGTGTGGTGGAGAGTTGTTTCGTGCATTAGTTTCTTTTGATCCAAAAACATATACAGTTGGCATGTATCATCTAGACATTCAATGTCATGATTGTGGTGCTTTATGTACTGCACCAACTCCAGTAGATCATCCAAATGGTCCAAACAATGAGGTAGGAAATAAAGAATGAAAGATGTATTACTATCAACACTAACAGGTTTTGGGTGCGGTGTCGTGTTCGCAGCATTCAAATTGCCAGTACCAGCACCACCAGTTTTTGCGGGAGTCGCAGGAATTATTGGTCTATGGATTGGCTTCACAATACTAACACGAATTATATCCTAGGAGGAATAATGAATAACATAATCAACGATAAGATCAAGGCAATGCTAGCATCATACGGTCGCTCAGTACTTGCATCAGGTCTTGCACTATACATGGCAGGCGTAACAGATCCAAAGGATCTATGGACAGCACTTGTTCCTGCAATCGCACCAGTAGCATTGAGAGCAATTAATCCTAATGACAAGGCGTTTGGCGTATTGCCAGATGCTAAGGAAGTAGATAAGGCTCTAAAGGCTGCAAAGGCACCAGCACGTAAGAAGGCTGCTGCAAAGAAGTAATCAATCTTCTATCAGGAAGCCAGTCTAGAGATAGGCTGGCTTTTCTGTTTATTCGTTAATGATATCTAAATACTTTTGTTTTAATTTATCAACAGAAAAGTTATCTAAACCTATTTGAACCGCAGTTTCTTTTATTTCATGTTTATTGTTGTTACTAATATACTCATCAATTATGTTAGCAAGTTTTTTTGGTTTTACATCATAAACATCAACCATTGATTTAGTTCTAAAAGAGTCTATCTTGTTTGATTCAGCCAACCACTTATCTGGAAGAATTGCATTATTAGGGGATACATCAGTCATGAAAACTGGCAGGGCACTCATAAGAGCCTCATTCATAGGCAGACAAAGACCAGCATAGCGTCTTGGTAAAACCATAGCGTCAAATCCACTATACATGTCTTGCCTATTGTCTGGGTTACCTATCTCAATTTTTACCCTTGGATCTTTGCGTATAGCATTTAGTGGGGTTTGTGATTTAATAACTAATTCATAATCTTCTTTAGAATATCTTATCATTTCAAAAATACTATCAGTTCCATTTCTATCTTTTGCAGCCTTTTTCCCAGCAATATGAAGTATACGCTTATGGTCTTTTGATAGATTGTTTTCTCTTGCTTCATTAAATAAAGATTGATCTGTTGGCGGCGGCAAGTGCATCACTTTTGTTTTGCTGCCAAACCTTTCTATAACTGGATCTAAGTTCCAAGAACTTGGTGCAAGCAATACATCTGGCAATGTCCATTCTGGATGGGCTAAGTTACCGAATAGTTCATAGTTGTATTGAAGTATAGTTTTAATACCTTTTTGTTTAGCAAGATCAACTAACTCTAAATGATAAAATGTTTCACAACTAATAACAACATCAATATTTTCTAAAAATGATACAACTTCCTTGGTTACAGGCATACCTTTTCTAGTTTCAATAACATTATAATCTCTATACCATTCAGGATGCTGCTTGTTATTATTAAAAAATTGAGAATTTATCAAAAGAATTTTGTTAGGGTTAAGCATTTTAACAAGTTCCATTGTTTGATTGCCTAATCCAGTGTTATCTGATCTTGCATTTATACCAAGTCTCATTACTTATACCCCCAAGCATCATCATCTGTTGTAAACTTTCTACCACCTTCACGACCATCAAGATGATAAGATCGTTTTATATTTCCTTCTGGATGATATATCCATAGTTTATGTTTGTTCCAACCCTCTTTAGAAAATTGATCATAGGGAAGGATATCATCTTGAATTATTCCATGCGTCCTATCTTCAATGAAGGTTTTATCTTCAAGTGGTGGCAAGACTATATCTTTATAGTATTTAACTTTGCTTAAGTGTGGTCTTTGACTCCATTGAGAAGTTTTCATAAAACCATCTTCAAGTCCAAACATTAGATGTTTGTGTGATTCTGGTATTAATGCTTCATGATGAAAACGAATTGTATTTGCTTTACCATATGTCAAAAGATCAATACATTTTTGCCACTCAATATCAACATCAGTAACAAGGGGAGCATCACCTTCAACATAAAGAAGAACAGATGTTTGTATTTCATTAATAGTTTTACGCATCATTGTGGTTTGATGGCTATGTTCTCTAAAAATAATTGGCAATATATTTTCATATTCATGCATACATTTCCATAGAATACGACTCTTATATTCATTGTAATCTTGTCTGCGGCTCTTTTGTTCTTGTCGTAATCCATCTATCTGCATAATGATTTCATTTTTAGGAAAGTGAAACCTAATAGACTTAATAGTTTCATCAATGATATCAGTACCAGGATGGCTTGGCAATACGGAAGTAGCCAAGATAATCGTTACATCATTTTTATTCATTTACTTGCCTCATAACCTTGATCCCTAAATCTCTTTTATATTTAATCCACCAAGACACTATTGTGTGCATATTTCCAGGGTATTGACCTAATAACTCAGGAACTAACCTATGTAACTCAGACCAATTAACAACACCGTGGGTAGGTATATCATAACCAAATAGATCTTTATAAAAATCTTTACCATTACCCTTTGAATCTATCCTATCAAAGATTGGTAAGCATAACATTTCTATAGCCTCAAAGAATCTAAAGGTATCCATTGTCGCAGCCCCAGAAGGCGCAGGAGCGATCTTAGCACTGGCTAAAGCCTTATAATAGTCTCTAGGCTCTCCGCCCTGTGCAAAGCCTTCTGTAAGGGTAAAAAGGGCACCTGGTAAGTTTGGCAGAACCTTTGCTATCTGTTGTCTTCTTGGATGTGTTATTTGACCACTAAAATATACATCATAGTCCTTTGAAGGATACTCTGGAACTAATTTCTTTAAATGTTGTGGAACTCCTATAGGAAGTTTGTTTAAACTATTATGCTTTTCATAGGGATATTGTATCCAGATCTCTGCATTTGGATGGCTTATCTTTGTAATATCAAATCTTCCTTCTTCATCCCCAGTGATAAATAAAACTAATCTTGATATATTTTGTATTTCTTGATTAATATATTCTTCATGTTCAAGATTTTGTGGTCCAGGAACAACTACGAAGGCTCTTTCTTCTTTAGGTAAAGATGTAACCTTTACTTGTTCTATTTCGTATTTAGTAAAAATTTCTTTTAAAAGTCCGTAGTCCCACTTGTCAGCAGCACAGTCATTTTCACTAAAAGAAAAAAGATATGACTTTATCATTGTATAATCTTCCATAACTTTTCTTCTACAATAAGTTTGCCAATTAGATTTTCATCAATGTATAATGGATCATGTACGTGTGCTATCTGCGAGTTATATTTTTTGATTGCATTAATTTTGTGTTGTGTAAAGTTAACATTAACATTTTCTAAATTATAAATTGAATGAAGATATTCTAACCTTGATTTGTATAATTCTGGATAGGCTAAACGATATGGAAGTTCTGCATAAATAAAAAATGTGCAGTTATAGTGATCTATAATTTTAAATAAACAATCGCTTAGTAGCACATGGTCTGGGTGATGTATTCCAAGTGGAATAAAAACATTTAAAGGAGAAACTTCTTCTACATCATACTTAACAATATTTTCTTTAATCCAACTAATCAATAAAGATTTATTTTGCTCTCCATAAACATCATCTAGCAGATCTCCATTAATAACTTTAGCACCTATCATGGCGCAGGCTTCATCATGCTCTTGTCTTAATCTAATGTGTTTCCTATATCCTGCCCAATCTTTTGGTATGCCAGCAAAAGCAGATGCAATTATAAAATTAGAATCACTATCAATAATGTAGTCACCCAATGAAAAAATTGCATCATCTGTGTGTGGAGAAAAGATTAGATTATTCATAAAACAGATGTACCTCATGCTGATAATCTAAAAGAGTTTCTTTATACCCAAACCCTTTTATCCATTGTCTAAGATTATACAAAGACTCATCCCATTGTTGCAACATAAATTCAGGGTGTCCAGATAACCAAATCTTAGGCTTATACTGTTTGAGTACCTTCTCAGCCCCTCTTAGTACCCTCCACTCACTACCCTCTACGTCTAAAGAAATGGCGGTAGGTGGCTTAATCCCGTGATCATAAACACAAGAATCTATAGTTATCTGACCATATGAATCTCCTTCAAGGTATAA